AATAGTTCTCCGCGGACCCGATCGTCAGCGATTAACTACTTGATGTTGAATGATTTTATGGGATGGTGGAGGGGGTAGGATTCGAACCTACGTAGACGTACGTCGGCAGATTTACAGTCCACTAAATCAATGATTTAGCATGCCGCCGTATGACCCTGGTTATCCATTTAAATCAAGCGCATCAAGACGCTGCTGACATGACTTGCAAGCGAGTGATTACACATGATCTTCTGGGATTGCAACTGTTTCGCGACCAGGTTGCGACTGGTTTTGCGACTGTTTGGACGGAGAGCTGTCGCAAGGGCATTTCTCGATAAGAATCGCATGCCGGCTGTGATGCGTTTGGAGCACCGGTTCAACCGCTTGCCAGCCCGCTGGGATCGGCCTGCCGATCGGATGATACGCTAACGTGACCGTTTCCACGCCAGGTAATCCGCCGCCTCTGCCAGGTCGGCAAAGCACGCCACAAAGCGCGTCTCGCTATCGGCCTGGGGGTCGATCACGGCACAGATTGTCGCGCCGTGTTGCTGCTGAGCATGGCCGAGGCGATCGGCATACTCATCTATATATTTGTACCCGCGGCTCCGCACCAGCCAGTAAATGAATTCGCGGTGCGCATTCTCTTCCTGATGGATCGCCCAGTTATGCAAATGGCCCGACGCATATATATGAGCCTCGGCCGTGGTTGTCGCTGCGCGCTGATTTGAATGCAGCAGGTTCCACATTGAATGCCCCTTGAACGAATGGCTCGAGATGATCTTGCAGCGGCGGCCGTTGGGGAAGACAAGCTGCCAGCGCGCCATCCAATCTGACATGGGGATTTGCTTGATGTTTTTGGCGCGCATCAAATCGGCATCGGCACCCCAGGTATCGTGGTTTCCCATTATCCAGGCGAGCCAGTTGACGCCGCTGTCGTTTAGCAAATAGTCGGCCAGCCGGCGAGCGGTGTCGAGGCTGGTGTCACTCTGGCTATGCAGGCGCATCAGCCGTCCTGGCCAGTCGCCATCGGTCGTGTCGCCGATGTTGACCCCGTACATGCCAGACCTGGACATGATCTCCAGATCACGGCGCAGCAACGGGATGTTACAGCCGTTTGAGTCAATGTGAGGGTCGCCGACGAAACATAGCCCGATCGGCTCGTTCCCCTTGATCTTCACTTCATACCAATCGCGGGCGGATTGGGCGGCGATACGCTTTTCGAAGCGCCGCTCCATGTTGTCGAGAATTTCGCTGACAGGGATGTCGTCGTCGGGGAACTCAGGGAGCTCGGCCGCGGCGTCAGTTGACGGCTCGTCATCGCGCAATTTTGCCCGAGCCAGTCGCGCAGACAGCGTTTTGCGCGGTACGCCGAGAGCTTCCGCAGCCGCGGTAATGGTGCCATAAGCTGCAACCGTCTTCAGCGCCTCGTCCAACTCGTCCGACGACAGCCGTTTCACGAATCGGCCGTCAGTCGTTGATACAGTCGATTGGCGCGTGCCGGCACTTGCTGAGCAAACTTGCTGTCGAGGAGCTCAGCAGCCGCCGCGTCATAGTCGTGAGCCTGGAGCCCGGCCAGCATCTTCTTAAACTTCGCCAAGCGTGGCGCGCCCAGCTGGAAGGCGAGCTCGACTAGCACCTCTTTTGCTGCTTTCGAGAGATCGTCAAACCAGGGATAGTTTCTGCGCACCTCATCAATGGTGCGGATCACGTCGTTCTTCAATAGATAGGCTGCCTCTTCCTCGCTGATGCCGAGTCCGGTGGTGTCAATGTTCCGGCCAAACCCGATAGTGAGGTGGTTTTCGCTACAGCGATAAGCGCGGGAGCGGAACCCCTCCTCAATTTTGAGGTTGTCGAGGATGCCCTCGATTGGAAACTGAATGCTCATTTGATTCCGTTCAACTTGTCGCGCAATGCATCGAGCCGATCGCGATGGCGTTCCATCTTGGCGTTGAAATCCTTGTCCAGTGTGTCGAACTTGACCCACAATTCTGACCATTGGCGCTCGGCGACATCCATTTTTGCCGAAAGTGTAATGACCACGTCGCTCTCTTTTTCAAGGCGATGCACGTCCTTGCTCAGCATGTCCAACTGCTTGCTATTTTCGGCCGAGCGAGATTGCAGCCGAACGAGGGCAATCAAACCAGCCACACTTGCCATGAGTAGCGGAATCAGGGATTTGAGGATCGTTAAGTCCATAGGTCATTTCGAAACGTGCTTAAACTTCTCGAACGTGCGCAGACCGCCCAACCCCAACATCCCCATGAGAACCGGCATCATCTCGCTCATGGAGAGCGTGGGCAGATCGATGAGGTAGCCGCTTTGCGCCAAGGCAAAAACGGCGATCGGCTGGATGACGTATGTGTAGGCTAAAGCGAACCCACATGACCAACCGATGAACGGGCGCCAGCCAGCCACAAAGATGGAGCGGTGAGACGCCTCGGCCTTGTTGATCTCAAGCTGCGCCAGGTCAATCTGCGCCAGGTGCGTCGTGAGTTGCTGCTCGATCTCTTGCTTCGCCTTGGCCGCGGCCTCTTTGTCCTCGGGCAAAAAGCGGCCGACCACGTCGCCGATGATGGGCAACAGGCTGGGTAGCAGGGCTGCGAACATTAGTTATCCTCCGCCGCTTCCGGTTCCTCGATTGGATCACCGAGGACAAAGCCGAAATCGTTGGCGCGGAGGAAGATGCGAATCTCCGAGATCGGACGACTCCATCCCATATGTGTAACAACGCTGGAGCCTCCCCAACCAAAAGCCGAAATCATCGATGGCACCGAAATCAGCTCAAAGGAATCACGAGGCGAACGGACAAAAAGGGCGCCTCCGCTATTACCGAAAATAGTCGGGGCGGTCGCCAGGAAGAGTGATCGTCCATCCTTATCCCGACCGAAACCAGACAGCAGGCCCGTCGTCGGAAAGGGCGGTTTGCCTAGCCCGGCACCGACGGCGTAGACCTGCTGAAAAATCCAAGGACCGTCATCTTCGTTCTCGGGATACAATTCGGCGACGTACTGCAACGGCCTCTCGGAATCAACCACGCGAAGAAGCGCCAAATCCCGATCTTTGTCCCAGGCTTCTATAGTCGCCTGTCTTCCTATCGTGCCGATCGCGTCAGAAAAATTATTGTATTCCCAAAGGTCGATCAGGACTGGCCGTCGAGTTTCGCGCTCAATTTTCTCCTGCGCGTGTGAGTCCCATTCCTCGCTCACTTTAATATTGCTTTTTACAACATGATGATTTGTTAGGACGAGCGACACATATTCGCCGTCGCGTTCTTCCGAGAAGATCACGGTGCCACTTCCAGTGCCTACGTTTGTTCGCACAAGAACGGTACTATAGAGCATTTCCTCGTGCTTCTGCTGGACGTGCTGCGGCGCGGAGATATCGCCCGCGAAGGCGACGGCTGGCAGCACTAAAAGTAGCGCCGCAAAAAAGCTGATGGCTCTCATAGCGATCTCCTCAGATGATCCCTTTTTCCCGCAAGACCACGGCGCCGGCCGCGGCTACGAGGCCGGCTACGGCCACCCAAAAATTGTCCACCAAAAAAGCCACCGCCACGCACGCGACGGCGGCTGCGGCCCAGGTGCTGGGTTCGATCGCACGGTCTTTAATCCAGTTGAATATGTTCATATAATTTCTCCATTAAAAAAGGCCGCTTGCGCGGCCTGTGGGGTAACAGTCGAGTAACAATCCTAACGCGATGGCAATTCGCTGGGCCAAAGCGCGTCGAGTTCTTCATCTGTACCTGCCCCATTGAGATCGAAGGTCGCAGGTAAATCTCTCAGCGCCTGTTTCTTTGTTGCAACTGCTGTTTTTACGGAGGCATCGTCCGCTTCGAGGGCTCTCTGAAAATTTATGTCTTCTTTCTTTAGTTCTTCGTTGCGAACTTCTCGGATTTTATCCATGTGCAGATCACGAGCCTTGGGCATGTCAACCCCAGGTTTTCCTACACCGTTCTGTTTCCACGCGTTGCGAAACTTGCGGCTGGGCAAATCGGTATCCTCCACAATCGTCACATTTAGCGCATCATCCGGAACATCTTTCTCGCGAATTCGCTGAACAAATTCATCTTTAGTTTCAGCCCACGGGATATCATCGGGCGGCAATCGTTTGATCGCACCGGACTTTTCCAGCGACACTGGCCCGTTTTCGGTTGTGACTAATCGTGCGTTAGGCGCTGGTAAACAAACCGCGACATTACCATTGTGGGTGTATGTGATTACCTTTGTCATTTTCATTGATCTCCAAAAACTGCGACTGACGAGTTATCTCGATCAGCAAGAGTGTAAACGTCTAATCGACCTGCAAAACGTCCATTTTCGACTATATAAACGTCGTTGTATTTCTGCGAAAATAGAAACACAAAATTTGCACTGGAAAAATCTGTATCCCAAAGCACATGAAATTGTCCTGACGCAGAATCGGTCACCGAACTTACGTTGTAAGATACTGTTATCGACGGACCTGTCGATTGGTTGTAGAGAATCCAACCCTTAGCCACACCGGGATTATTCCTTATCAGGTCGGGCGGCACATATGTATCCTCGTTTGTTTCGGCCTCTACTGCGGCTTGGTTCGCCTGAGAAGGGCCACCGCCAGCAGGGGCTGCACTTGTCCATGCCGAGCCATTAGAGGTCAAAATATTTCCACTTGACGAGGGTGCTACGGAAGCAATCGCAGAGGTTCCGTTGCCGACTAAAACATTATTGGCTGTATGAGTCGATGCGCCGGTTCCACCATTTGCAACCGACAAGTCTGTGCCAGACCAATTGCCATTGTTGACCGAAACCAGATCGAGGACTCCCTGGACAGTATCCTCTTTGAGTGCGGCCGAATCTGTGGCATCGGAAAATATGAGGGCATCGCTTGCGGTAATAGTTGTATCCGTTAACCCAGCCAGCGCACCATGAAGCCCGGCTGGCGTGACAACCCGGCCAGTATCGGTTCCTGTAACCGTCTCGGCGGTGGTAGCCAATTCCGCAACGCCCTTATTTGTGACGCTAGCGTCTTCCGCGGTGTAGGTGACGGTGTTGGTGGCACTCACCGCGACATCTATGCCTTCACCGGCCGCGAAAGTCTGCGTCTCGCCGTTCTCGACATCCTGTGTAGTCGAGCCGTCCGACATGGTGAACGACGACATGCCGCCGCCAGCATTGCCTGTTCTGACAAACTGGACGCTGACGGCGTCGCCGTCGGATATCGTGCCGGCCGATTGAACGAATGTTGAGGCGATTTTCGAGTACGTCGAGGCCGATGTAACTATTCCGGTCACGTTGTAGATCATAAAGTTTTCTGGGGCAGCGTTCTTGTAAATCGAGATCGTGCCGCGCAGCGCCGTGGTCGTGCTGTCGTCCCAACTGTCTACCTGGGTGTTGATGCTGGCGCCGCCTGCCTCGACATCATCCATATAAACGACGGTGGCAGAGCTGGGCGTGCCATGATTGAGCCAGACCTTGCCAGCGCCTTGGTCTGTGTCAGTGGTCGTCGTCTCAAAGGCCATCAAGAGGCCAGCGCTGTCACCTTTTGAGCCCGTCGATCCTGTGGACCCTGTGGACCCAGTGGACCCTGTGGCACCGAGATTTCCGGTGCGCACAAACGACAGAACAACTGGATCATTGTCACTGAACGATCCCGTGCCTGCGACATACGTCAAAGCCTCTTTGGTATACCCGGAAGCGTTGGTCGCCGCGCCCGTGACGTTCCACTGCGCCCATACGGCAGGGTCATCTCGTTTGCTCATGGTGACTGTGCCGCGCAGAGCGGTTGTGGTGCTGTCGTCCCATGTCTGCACCAGCGTGGAGATGGTGGCGCCGGCCGTGTCCACGTCATCGATATACGCGATCGATGCGCTCGACAGGGTGGCGTTGTTAAATCTGACGATTCCCGCACCGGGATCGCTGTCAGTGGTGGTCGTGCTATACGTCAAATTGAGCCCACCAGGCACGCCGATATTGCCGCTTCTCGTAAACGTCAGGCGAACCAGATCATCATTGGAAAATGATCCTGTTCCAGCCACATAGGTGAGTGCCTGCTTGGTATAGCCGCTGGCATTCGTCGCGGCGCCGGTGATGTTCCAGGTCGCCCAGACCGCTGCGTTGGTCTCTTTGGTGAGCGTGATCGTGCCGCGTAAAGCGCTGTTGGTGCTGTCGTCCCAGGCTTGGACGAGTCCAGAGATATCCGCGCCGGCAAGGTCCGCGTCATCGATGTAACAGATAGTCGCGCTCGCCAGGGTGCCATTGTTGAAACGTATATACCCAGCGCCTGGGTCAGAATCAGTCGTGGTCGTCGAATATTTGAGACCCAAGCCGCCCGGCACGCCCGAGCTACCAGCGGGGCTGAACGCGAGCGATATCTCGGCATTGTTCGACGCGGATGTGCTGCCGGCGAGATATGCCACGGGGATTTTTGACCAGCCGGAAGCATCCGTAATTGCGCCCGTGACTTTGAAGGTCACAATCGGAGAGGCGGTGTTTGGATTGCCGGCGATCGTGATGATGCCGCGGTTGGCGCCATCAGCGTCGTCCCAAGATTGCACCCAGGCAGAAATGTCGGTGGTGCCATCGGAGTCGTCGACATACATGATCGTCGCCGAATTTAGGCTGGTATTGTTTAGCCTGATAAACCCGGCGCCAGGATCAGCATCGGCGGTGGTGGTGCTGTACTGCATGCTGATGCCGCCAGCCATGCCGGTCTGGCCGATCGGGATGCCCAGTGCCAAAGCGCCAGATGCCGTCGTGAAGGCCGCTGTAGCGGTCCCAGGCGCGCCAGAGGATGTCGCGACGTTGGATACGCTGACGGTGCTCACGCGGCCTGTGGTCGCCTCCAGGGCGGTGCCGTCGCTGGTGAAGCCGAGCAGCTTGAGCTTGCGTGTGTCGGCGTCGTCGGTGAACTCAGGCGTCGTCAGGTCGGTCACCGATCGCGAGACCTTGAAGCTGCGGCCGAGCTCCTCGTCGAGCTCCTGGGTGATGTGGGTCAGCTTGTCGAGCGCGTCCTCATGGCTGAGCGCGGGAAAAGACGTCGCGGGCTGGTAGTCGGTCCCTTGACTGAGCCCCGTGCTTCTCAAGATCACGATGGTCTCGGTGCTCTCTGGCGCTGTTACAAATGTAACATTTCCGCCGCTGGTTTCGCCGACGCCGCTGACAGCGTAATTTGTGCTGCCCGTACCGATCGCGCGCACGCTTTCGGCGCCCGTCGCGGTCGTTCGCACTATGACGGTGA